TCTAAAGAGGCGATTGAGTTTGACAATCGAAAGATGGAGAGCGAGCGGTCGGCGTTTGCAAGTCGCATCAACCAGATCAGCGAAGAGCGACGCAAGGCGGGCATGGGTGCCGAGAACTACGAAAAGGCGAAGTTGTTCGACGACACTTTTCAGATGACAGAGGGCGAAAAGATGCAAGCCCAAGCCGCGTTAATGGACATGGAAGAAACCAAGCGGCTAAACGAACTGAACGCGATACACGCATCCGTCGAAGCGGCCAACAAACAACTCGAAGTAGAGAAGCAAGTCGCAGCGATGAAGGAGAAGAACTTTCTATCTAGCGACTCGTTACGCAAAGAGTACGCAACGCTTGACGAAGCATTCAGGCGGCAACTCGCAGAGGCTGGCGACAACGAGAAGCAAAAAGAGGGCATACGCAAGCGGGCAGCGATGGCAGAGCAATCCATCTTTGCACGGTCAGCGTTTGAAGCACAGCAACAAAGCCGACAAGGGGCATCAGATAAGTTTGCTGGAGTAGGCCAGGAGATCGCCAAGAACATCGCACCTACGCTCAAGGCAGGCACTAAAGAAGCGTTTACATTCATGCAGCAAGAGAACGCAAAGAGCAAGCAGCAAGCAGAGCAGAAGAAACTTGCCGAGGACTTGCTAGCGGAAACCAAGAAGCAAACGCTACTGGCCGAGAATGCACCGCGAATCGCTTTTAGGAGGTAACACGAATGGCTAATGAGTTAATCGGATCGGAGTTACGCAAGGGCAGCGGATTTGTTCGCAAGGGTCAAGGCTTCTCGCTTGTCTTCGGTGAGGCTTGGAGCTTTCGCGTCAAGACCGATGATAAGTTTACTTCGCGTCTCTCGGTACTTACTGAGACTCCAGGCTTGCCCCGCGTTGGCTTGCTATACGGGCCTCTAGGTTTAGTGTGCGATGACTTGACCGCCGACCGTGACGAAAAGCACCCTCTCTACTGGACAGTAGACGCAAAGTTTCAAACGGGCACCGAAGAGCAAAAGCAGAGCCAAGAGAATCCCGATAGTCCCGATCCTACGACATGGACTCCAGTATTTAAGATTGACTCTTTCGTTACCAAGGAGCGAGTCTTAGTACAGGATCGAACTACGCCAACGGCCAAGAAGCCTGTGAACTCGGCGGGTACTCCGTTCGATTCGCCATTGACTGAGACGCGATCACTTTGCCAATTCTCATTTGTGCAGTTTGAAGACGCTTCGCAAAAACTCAAGGTGTTTTTGGATCGAAACGATACGGTAAATCAATCATCGTTTGACGCTATCGGGCAAGTCTTCGATGCGAGAACCTTGCTACTTGAAGTTGTCGAAGCGGAGTTAGGATCGTACGCAGGATTCGCGGCTTGGCGGGTTAAATACAAAGTCACGTACGATCCCGATAAGCACGATGAGCTAAGACTGGACGTAGGGCCTTATTACGTCGATGCAGCGGACGGAAATAAACTCAAGCGGTACATGGACGATACGAACACGTTCGGCATTATCGGAGCCTTGAACGGCACGACCGGAGCAAAAGCGTCAACGCCAGCAACGCTTACTTTCCGTTGCAAAAAGGAAATCAGCTTCTCGTCATTCATAAGGACTTCCTAATGCCCGATGAAGTTCTCTACGCTTTTAACGATGCGGACTCGCTTGAACTGCTTCGGATGATTGGCAGTGGGTCAAGCACTGGCGGCAATAGCGATCCTACGCAACAAACGGCGGATTGCTTGATTGCAGTCGCAACGAGTACAATCACAGCGAGGGCAGGTACGACGCTAGGCACAGGCACGGCGAAGGTGAAACGTATTACGGATGCAAACGTACTCGAAGACCTTTACGACGTGAACCTAGTCAATATGGGTTCAGCGATTGCAAACGGTGCCTATTTGAAGTTGTTTCGCATCGGTAATAAATTCTCAGCGGTGGAAATTTGCTAGGGGGTGGGCGTGAGCAAGTTAAGCAAGTGTTGCTGCGATTGTTGCATAACAGCGGAAGAAATGCCGTGGGAAACGGTGACGCTAAAAGCACCCTACGAGACTTGCAACGGAGTTACGGAGCCGCCGACATATCCTAGTCAACCTTTGGTTCTCCAAGGGTGTTGCTACGTTGCAGAGTTTGAATTGGATTGTCAGACAGCAACGAACGTTTGCGACTTGTGGGCGCGTCGCAATTACTCGTTTTCGTATACCGCCGACTTCTACAAAACGCAAACTGACTTTATCAATCGAACGACTCCGCCAACAACGCCCGTTTGCGATTGCATCAAGTACCAAACGAAGCAAGTCTCGTTTGATGGAAAGATCAGAATCTACTATCTCGCACAGTACGATTTAATTCGCTTGAGAATTACGGTAGGCAAAGCGTTAACAAAGTGCGATGAAGACGCGGAGCCGGTTTGCAGATTCTTCGTTGCGACGACCTATTACTACTCAATCCTTGAGGACATTTCAAACGCTTACGTCTACAAGAAAATAGACAACGCTTGCACGGGTGTCTATCGCAACGGAATATGCTCCTATACGAACAATTGGACAGAGGAAGAGGGCACCGACAGCGATAACTGCCCAGAAGGGCTTGTAGTCAATCCAGCAACGGCGGAACTAGACATTGGATCATTCACACGGATCAAGTTTTATGACACGTTGCCAACTGAAGCGGTATCGCTTACCAATGCCGATTCATTGCCGAATAGTTGTTGCACTGGGAAGACGAATTGCACTTTTGTCGTTGTGCCATGCGGTTTGAGCGATACGGCGGCAAGTGATAGGTGCTTACCAGCGTTGCCTCAGTTTGATGGGCAATTCGAGGATATTTGTTACTTTGGAATGCAAGACGACAGGTCTAATCCGGGCTTTGGAGATTCAACCGGGTGCTTTTCGATTCTCCCAAAGGATGAAGCTGTACTTGTGATGACTCAAGCCTATTTCATCGACGGGCCTTGCAACTTTGTCCAGGATGCTCCATTTACTCCCAACTGCTTGCAGGAGTATCCAGGCTTTGACTACTTCGTATCGGAAAACGACCCGGATAGAATCTTCGGTAACCCTTCAATGTGCGGAACGCTCAACGACTATTGCCTAGGCGGTGGCGATCCGCCACTGGAAGAGTTTTGCGAGGTTGAGGGATCTACCGGATGCTGCTTCCGCTTCGACGATAACGGGATGCCTATAGCCAATAACTGCATTGACCTGCAAGGAAGTTGCCAGCGTGACTTACGCGACCTCACCTGCTCAATTACAACTAGCCACTTCACGGCGGGCGATGTTTGCTTTCCGGTGCCTACGGTTACCTTGGAGTTTGCGTAATGCTCGACCGAAGCAATCCAGACCTAGGCAAGTTGGCTTGCGAACGCAACAAAGGCAAGCAGATTGCTCTAGGTGGCAAGCGGATAACGTACGCATCCTTTACGATCACGCCACTGCCTAACGCATGGCTAGCCTTGCACGCTTACGACGGATGCGATCCTGTTTGGCATGCTGAGTGGGAATTGACGATCCCCAACTACGGCTGCTCTTGTCGTAAAGACTATGCCGAATACAAAGCCGACAACCCTCCCGACTTCTCATCGCCCGATGCCTATTGGCTTTGGGGCTACAACTTACATAACTGGGTAAACCGCAAACTTGGCAAAGCTGAGTTGACCGTGGAAGATGCACTAGCAATTTGGAGGCGGAACGATGGGCTGGAGACTCAACAAACTACAACGCAATGTAATCGAGATCAATTGCGAGTTGACAAAGAATAAAGACTGGGAGCAGTGGGTGCTATTGCGGTCGGACGTGCACCACGACAACCCCAAGTGCGATCAAGCCCTAGAGCGTAAACACCTCGACGAAGCACTAGCCGTTAATGCTCCAGTCGTCGACAACGGCGATCTGTTTTGTGCGATGCAAGGGCGATGGGATAAGCGGGCAGATAAGTCAGCATTAAGGCCGGAGCATCAAGGCAGTAACTACTTCGACTTGCTAGTAGATACGGCCTACGAATACTACAAGCCCTACAAAGATATTTTCGCGGTAATGGGACGCGGTAATCACGAAACCGCGATCACTAAAGCACATGAAACCGACTTGACGGATCGGCTAGCGGGGCGATTAAGGGCACATAGCGGCATCACGGAAGCGAGCGGATACGGCGGGTGGGTTATCTTTCGCTTTCGCGTTGGTGAGGGCAGCAGGAGTGCTAAAGACTCTGTGACGCTCTATCACTTCCACGGGACGGGCGGAGGTGGGCCGGTAACGCGGGGCACGATCCAAACAAACCGCATCGCGGTGATGACACCGGATCCAGAGATCGTCTTGACCGGGCATACTCACGATGAGTGGTCGTTGACTATACCAAGGCAGCGATTGTCAATACATGGCAATGTTTATCACGATGAGCAATTGCACATTAGGTGCCCAGGGTACAAAGACGCTTGGGGCGATGGCGATCACGGTTGGGAAGTTGAGCGGATGCTAGGGCCGAAGTCTCTCGGCTCGCATTGGTTGAGGTTTTACTGGGATAATAAAAACGACCGAGTGCTTTTCGATCACATGCGAGCGAAGTAACAAAATGGGCAAAGACCTATTTTGCGAACTACGTGACGCACTCAAAGCGGAACACCCTACGCTGTCCATCTCGGTGCGTAGGTGCCGAGTATCAAGCAAGGTTTGCGGCTACTGCAAGCGGATGCCGGATCACTTCGCAATCAAGATATCTTCGAGTCTCACTGAGCAAGAGCAACTCGATACTTTGATCCACGAAATAGCCCATGCCGCAAGCTGGATCGAGTGGGAAAACACGCAACAACACGGGCCGCTTTGGGGTCTTGAGTACTCAAACGCGTATCGAGTTTACGAAAAAATCGTTTCAGCGGAATAAATTTCTCCCTGTGTTTTCATTGGCTAATCGTGCTTTTTGACGGAAAACTACTAAGTTTTGAAATTAGTAGTCTTGCAATGCTCGGCGGTTGCCGATAATCTTAGTACATCGCTAGCGGGTGCTGGCAAGTTTCTCAAGTAAAGGGTTGAGCAGATGAAGATTACGACAGCAGATTTCAACGCAGCAAAGAAGCAAGTCAAGACGGTAGGTGTTGCCGATGCAAGCTTGGCACACCGAACAGCAATTGAGGTTTTAACCGCTCGATGTCCACAAGCATCTGTCGAGTTGATCGGGGATATGGCTTGGCAAGTTGTGCTGTCTGCACGCTAACCAACTGACGAGCCGGGAACGGCGAAACCGCGAAAGCGGTCTTAGTTTTAGTCTTTAGTTTTCTTGGGAGGGTTGAGAGATGGCATTCAAGGTTATTACAAACGCAGAAAGTACAGGGCTTGACGGTGTTGTATTCGCCAGCAAGGGAGAAGCAGATTCGGCGGTGTCCGATTGCATGTTGGTTTTCGCAGACGTTGCGTTTTCAGTTATCAGTACAAGCGAACCTGCGAATACGACCTACGAAGAGTGGAGCGAGGCAGGCTGGTAGTTGGCGGTCTTGGTTTTAGTCTTTAGTTTTTTGGGAGGTAATGCGATGACGGATACATACACAGTTCTTTGGGAGTTTATGGGCGGTGCGAGTCATAACGCAATGGAGGCCGCTAACGCCGTCTCTGATGTTATGGAATGCCGCAAGTCGACCGAACTGACGCAAGAGGTTTTGGAGGCGGCAGCGGAGCGATTAGGGGGCGATTGGGACGCTGAGTCGGTTGAGTCGATGCTGACCTATTGTAGTTTCGAGGTGGCGTAAGTGAGCGGCATACACGACCATTACAACGCACAAATCAACACGGCGTCGATGCTGCTTGACGCAATCGCTCAGCAACTCGACCTGATGCCCGACACGTCAAAGGGCGATCACGTTGGACATGCCCACTTGGGCAAGATGATTGAGTTGAGTTTGACGCTATCGAGGGCGTCGCATGATATGCACAAGTTTTTGGATTTTATTCGGAGGGGCGAGAAGGATGAGTAAATCGGCACGATTGGAAACAACGCAACCGCCTTCGCACAATCAGGTATTCCGCAAAGCGGCATCGCTTGAAGGGATCACACTCAGCGAATTTGTCGGTGAGGCTTGCTTAGCAAGAGCGGCAAAGATACTTGGAGTCAGCCTCAAGGAGCTAAAAGCGGAACTTGGCGAACGAATCCGGCGAGGTGAGCGATGAAGTTATATCAGCCGGTGGAGCTTTACTTCGTTCGCTACATCCGCAACGGCGATGACATAATCACATCGACGCGAACAATTGTAACTGGAGTCCCTGCGGGGATGACGGCAGGAGAGATGACGACGTTTATAGAAATCAAGTACCGCGAAGTGTTTGCGGACGGTTTTGAGTTTGATGATATTGAGTTTTTGGAGGTGTAACATGGCTTTAATCCTTACTGTCATCGGTTGTTTCGGACTTGGCTTCGCTGCGGGTGTCGCTGCGATCCTGTTCAGCGGTGTAACGCATTGCGACGATTGCGAATGAGTTACTTACTGTCTGACCTATGCGAGCTTGGCGTGGTGCTAAGCGTGGTCGGTTTGGTTTTATGGTTTTTGATGGGAGGTGAGTGATGAACATCTTGAAAGTGTTCGATGAATTTCGCCAGTTGAGCAGAGAGGATCAGAGAAAAATAGTCGAGTGGTTTAACTCGACGGTAGGAGTTACTGGTGTTTTTCATGAAGCCCGCACGGCTGAATCTTCTACCGCTCGTAAGGTCAGGTTTACCCCTCGAAAGTTTACCGAAGAGCAACTTGATTACATCGACTATTGGCTACACGACGGAAAGCTGGGATGCAAGATCGCGGAGTCATGCGAGGCAAGATGGCCTAACGAGCGAAGTTACGATGCTTGGTTGACAACTGTCAACAAGCGAAAGCGAGATATGAAAGAAAAGGTGCAAGCGTGAACTGGTGCTTTTGGGTCAAGATTAGCTCCGACGAAGGGCAAGCGATGACATTCCGTCGCTTCCCGAAATCGCACGCAAGGGAACTTTGCGATGCTGCATTAAACAAAGAGTTTGAAAGTATGCGTGATGCCGGTTTTAAGGTCGATTGGTCGGCAATCGATCCCGGTGGAATGCAAGAAATCTACGATATGAATACCGAGCAGTTCAAAGCTTTCGGCGAGGAGGTTAGGTTCGAATGAAGATCAACAAAGGCAAGCAATCAAGATCACGAAGGATGCTTATTTACGGCGAGCCTGGCGTAGGCAAGTCAACGCTCGCAAGTCAGTTTCCGCATCCGTTTTTCTTGAATATGGAAGACGGCATCGGGGATATCGAGTGCGATTCAACAGACGTCATCCGCAGTTACAAAGAGTTTCAGCAACTCCTAGCGTTGGAGTTGCCACAAACCGACTACGCTACGATTGTGATCGATACAGTCGACTGGTTGGAGAAGTTGCTGATGCTCGAAGTTGCATCGGCACACGGCAAGAAAACCATCGAGGACATCGGGTTCGGTAAGGGCTATCAGTCCCTAGCTAAAGCATGGCAAGACGTATTCGCGGGGCTGACCTACCTTTGGAAACAGGGTCGAAACATCGTGCTGACTTGTCACGAAACCATCGACAAGTTTGCCGATCCAGAAGGTGACGGATACAACTACTATCGGCCAGCATTGCATCGCGTCGGTTCGGCATGCGTCAGTGAGTGGTGCGATGAGGTGCTCTTTTGCAAACATCGTCGAATAGCACGCAAAGCAGACGAAGGTAAGCGTACGGTAGCGGCGAAGGGAGATCGCGTCATCGTATGCAATAACATGCAAAGCATCGAAGCGAAAAACCGTCTTGGTATGCCTGATGAAGTGCCGATGGAAATCGCATCCTTTTATCCATACCTAACGAAAAACGAGATCAAACCAAGCGGCAGCGTAGCCGCATCGGTGATTGATCCAGCAAGTGAAATTCAGTTTGGAGAATAGTTAAGTGAACATTGACTTTGATTTAGATCAATACAAAGCATCGCGTCCAGTTGGGGCACTGCCTGAGGGCAAGTATCAAGCGGTAATCACGACGACGACTGAGAAGACCAGCAAGTCAAATTCGCGTTACGTTGAGCTCGAATTGGAGGTGATTGCAGGCGATTACCAAGGGCGTAAACTCTGGGATAACCTTAACCTATGGCATCCAAACGACAAGCCCCGCGACATTGCACGAAGCACGCTCAAAGCGATCTGCGAAGCGATTGGACGCAAGGTGTCGGACACTTCGCAGTTATGCAACTACCCTTTGCTATTGAGCGTTGGTGTTGAGGACAACACCTACAACGGCACAACGTCGAAGGTAAATCGCGTCAAGGGCTACGCTAAGTTAGAGCGAAGCGTACCGCAACAATCGCAAGCACCAGTTGCACAAACTCGACAGGATGGGCAGGGGCGTCCTTGGTAGAGTAACCGCGAAAGCGGCTAGGATCGTCTACGTAGATCAGTCGAAGAGGGCTTCACGCTCCGTACTGAGTAACGCGACAGCGTTACCGATCCTTTCGCCAAGCCACTTTGGGGCGGCGTTTATTGGAGAATTGGAGAAATTGAAAATGGGTTACGCAGGTTTTACAGATTCTTGGTATGCGCAAAAAATCGATCAATCCATGAGCGGATTCGAGCACGCATCCGAAAATAGTCGCATTATTGCAAACGCAATACTGACAGGGTTCGCAATGTTGGCTCAGTCAATTGACAATAGCATCGGCCATACGGCTGAAGAGTCAGACAGCAATGCCCTGATTGCACTAAAAGATATCGCACTGGAGATGTCTAATATCGCAGATCGAATTAGCGGAGAGTCGTAGTTTTTGGCAAGCATGATGCGTTTAGTTTTATTTTTGGCGATGCTGGCAGGATGCCAAGCAAAGCCGGTTCGTTACGAGTTAATGGAGGTTAGGTATGAAAGTCACAGTCCAGAGATTACCGTTTTTGAAGTCGCTCGAAATCGCGGCATCGATTGTCGGCAGCAAGCCGCAAAGCGAAGTTTTGCGTTACGTGAAGTTTACTTGCGACGACGCGAAGAACATGCAAGCAACTGACAACGAACTTTCAATTGTTTGCAATGTCGCCGATGCGGTGCAATATGTTTCGAGTCCGGGCAAAGCGTTGTTACTTCCCTCGAAGGTAATCCCCATCCTTAAGGATTGCGGCGGGGATTCGGTGGATATCGAGGTAGATACGCAATTGCGGATCACAACGCAATCGGGCGGGTTCACGCTCTCAATGCCGAATCCCGATGAGTTTCCATCCGTCAAGATTGACGCGGCAGAAGGAGCGGCAGGCGTACCGGGCGTTGCGTTGTCTGATGCGATCCGTCAAACGATCTACGCAACTGACTTAGCATCGACGCGGTATCAACTCGGCGGCGTTTACTTCGACCTTGGCGAGCGTCTTACTTGCGTTGCTACTGACGGGCGTAGGCTTGCCGTCTCATCCTGTCAGATTGCGGGGCAAGTTGCAGCGGTCAGCGGGATTGTGCCTATTCGCCCACTACAGGCCGTTAGCCGCATCATCGCCGCTGAGGGATGCGGAGTTGACGTAATGATCGACAATCGGTCAGCGGTGTTTATATGCGGTGACATATCGCTACAGACGCGATTGGTCGAAGGTCGCTATCCAGACTGGCGGAAGGTTGTGCCATCGACAGACGGAGCATCTACGCTTCGGTGCGATGCGGAGAAGTTCTTGAGCGTGGTACGTCAAGCGGCAATCGTCAACGATCAAGACTCCAGAGGCATTGACCTCGTTATCAGTAGCGGCGAACTAACTGCGACTGCAAAGACCGCCGAGGTTGGAGCATCTAGCGTTGTGATGGGGTGCGAGGCGGATGAGCCAGCGAAGTTAACCGTAGATCACACGTATCTTGCCGACTTCCTTCGTTCGCTCGGCAAGGAGCAAACGGTCGAAGTTCGATACAAGCAATCAGGCGATCCGGTTGTGCTTACTTCCGGTGACGTTTTAGGGGTTATTATGCCAATGGCGAGGGTGTAGAGATGGAACCAATTAGCGACGACAGGCAGAAACCGAAACACAAAATGACAGTCACTCGATGGATTGCGGTTTGGCCAAGAGCAGGGACGGCAATGTACTACATAAAGCCCGATCCGGTAGACCTCGGCGGAGCGTTTGCGATCAAGGAGATAACGTTTGAGGTCGAGGAAGGCGAGGGGATCGATGCGGTGTAGATGCTGCGAAAAGCAACTATCGCCCTCGTATATCAAAAGCGGTGACAAGCATTGCAGCGCATGCTCTAGGGCAATCGCTGCCGGGTCAAGTTATTCTGAGGTTGTTTCGGAAATGGCTGAGATTGCGAAAGATCGAGGTGTTATACTTCGCCTCGAAAGACTTGCGGATCGGCACAGAAACGAAGAGATGCTTGGTATGTCACCGCATCGAGCGAAGCAACTCAACAAAGTACGCAACGGCATTCGGCCAATGCGTCAAAGGCTCAACAACGAAGGCGAGTATCAGAATGCGAAATGGTGGTGTAGCACATGCAATATCCCATTGACCAAGAAGCGTTGCCTACGTTGCGAACTCGCAGCGAGCAGAGCATAACCGAAGCTTTCCGCGAACGGGTTGCGATTATGATTGTCGAGGGCCTCTCCGAGTTTGATGCAACGAGGGCCGCGTATTTTGAACTAAGACGGGCAGGAGGCAACGTGCCTCATGCGGTCAATGAAGAATGGAAGCGAGTTGGGAGGTTAACGCAATGAGCGAGAAGATCGAGCAGTTCTGGCGTGACGCAGACGGTGCGGACGTTATGCGGGTGATGGACGGGCGGACGGTTGAGGCAAGATTCAAAGATGATGAACATGTCGGAATAGCCTACGGGACGCTTTCGGGTTGGTCTTGTGATAGACCTACTTGGTATTGCGAACAGTCGGGGCAGCGTGCGTATTTTGAAAACTGCCAAGTCTACGACCCGCCTGAGTGGTACATCAACAAGCCTGATCCCGGCGAAGGGTGGCGGTTGCTTGGGAAGTTTCCACCGGAGGAGAAGTTGCCGACCGATGAATACTGGAGCAATGTTTGTAGTCAGTGGTTGCAGATTGGCGGATCAAATGCAACTCCGCAGGCTGACCGATTGCAAGTTGAAAACGTGTGGTATCGCCGCCGCATTGAAACCAACTCTCCAACATCTTCGGAGAGTTGCCGATCCCGCGACGACACCCCCAGCGGATGGCGTGTGCTTGGCAAGGACGAAGACCGGCTCGCAAGTGATGCGTATTGGTCGCTAGGTGCGAAGGATTGGATCGTTATCGGTGATGACCGGGTTGCGATTGCGAACGAGTTGCCAAGGTGGTACGCGATCGGCAGAACCCCCAAAACTACTAGGGACTATCTAAAAAAGGCGACCGCGGCTGTGACTGAGATGACGAAGGAGTGCACCAAATGAGAAATGAAGATAAGAAAAAGGACGTCGAGTCCGTCCTCGAGTCGTTCCTCTTAGAAGACGAAGTCGACACAGCAACATTCCAAAGGTATTTGCAACAGTATCCTGAGTTCGCGACTGAATTGACGGACTTAGCAAGGGAAATCGCGTGCATATCCGACTATCCAAACTACGCGGCTAGCGAAGGTGACGATGCGCTGCTTGCGCAAGCCTGGGGGATGCACGCCGATGCTGCGGCGTGGTGGTCTACGCACGGCGCAGCAATCAAGGCTGCTATCCGGTGCGTGTTGGCGAAGTCGAAACATGCTGAGGTGCTGTGATGGCAAACAACGTATCTAGTTTAGCGAGTGATGTCCTAGTGACTCCGGAATCGTGCAAGCGATGCGAGGAACTGCAAAAGGTAGTAGCAAACATGGCCCATAGCATCACGGCTCGCATCCAAGTGATTGCCGAGCAGTCAGGCATGGACTTGTCGTTGTGTCGCGGTTGTTCGCAGTGGGTTATCTGCGTTCCCGACGGTTTAGCACTCTGCAAACGCTGTGCGGAAAAGGCGGGTGAATGATGAAGTACACGCAGGCGCAGCAAGTGGTTGAAATCCTTCGCCGACACAACATACCGGCGAGGATTTTGACATACGGAAATCCGAAGACGTGGGATGGATTTAAGGTGGACGCAATTGGAGGTAAGTTTGGCAGCGTGAGAGACCTACTCGGAAAACTATACGACAAGCAAGAAAAGCTCTACGAAGCATCCGCAGAGGTTAGAGATTTTTGGCTCGAGCAAAGTGAGGTGCAATGATGACCAACAACGAACAGGCCGCAGCGCATCGCATCCTGCAAAAGCATGGCATCAAGCACACGCTAAATGGGCATTGCTTACCACTAACAAGCGATGAGTTTGCAATCGGCATTTCTAGCAGTTGGTTTCATGACTTCGATGATGTTCG